ATGTTAGTTAACGACTAATTAGACAACTGTGTTAAGGCGGCTACCCGCCGCCTTGATACTTTTTTATTAACCCTTAACAGGAACCAGCATGAACGAACAAACACAAACACAAACAGCACCCGTGTCATTAGCAACACTAATGACCCCTAGTAAGACAATTACTTTAGACTTTCAAGATATGGAAGGATTCGTAGTTGAACTTACTTACTTAGCACGAGAAGAATTATTAAAACTTCGTAATAAGTGTTTAAAGCAAAAGTTTAATAAAAAAACTAGAGCTTTTGAAGAAACACTTGACGAAGATGCCTTTTTAGTAGAGTATGTAAAAGCAGTAATAAAAAGTTGGACAGGTTTAAAATACAAATACTTACAAGAAATAATTCTTGTAGATATTGGTAGTTTAGACCCTGAAGATGAATTGCTTTTTACACACGAAAACGCAGAGCTTTTAATGAAAAATTCTCCTGACTTTGACACTTGGGTAACCGAATCAGTAGGTGAACTTGAAAATTTTACCAACAACAAGTAGAAAGAATACTTACTCTACTTGAAGAAAGAAACAAACCCAAACAATTTAAAACTTGGGAAGAATATGTCAAAGTAATGGAAAAAATGGGTAAAGAAATTAACCCAGATAAAATGCCCATAGAAGACAGCGATTTCCCATTAGAAGTACAAGAAGCACTAGCTATACACTCATTACTACCTGATAGGTGGGATGGAGCTAGCGGTACTTATCAGGGAAAGGATTGGAGTGCCTTATCCGAATTATTAGATTCTTATGACATTGATGATAGAAAGATTGTCATATTTTTCTTAAAAGTTATAGATAACTATAAGCAAAACTCATTAAATAAAAGTCTAGCAGACGAGAGAAAAAAAGAAGAGGCTAAATATAAAGCCCCAGTAGGGAATTACCCTAAGAGCAAAATATAATGGCAAAAAATAAAGCAGAAGTTACCCTCAAAGTCACAGATGGCGGCAGTTTAAAAGAAACTGGCAAAAAAGCAAAACAGACAGCAAAAGACTTAGACGGAGCAGCAAAAGGAGCCCATTCGGTCGATAGACGATTGAAAGGAGCTGCTCGAGCTTCTTCTAATTCTACTAAAAACTTCTCTAAGATGTCTCAAGGGATATCTGGGGGACTTGTCCCTGCCTACGCTACTTTGGCGGCTTCTATGTTTGCAGTATCCGCTGTATTTAGAGGACTTGAAAAAGCTTTTAATTGGAAGGCTCAAGGAGAAGGTCTTGTATTTTTTGCACAGCAATCAGGTATAGCAATGGAGTCTTTAGTTAGAGATATGAGGGCAGCTACTGCAGGATTACTTGAATTTGAAGATGCAGCTCAAGCAGTTCAAATTGGTATAGCTTCAGGATTAGATCCTAAAGCTCTAGTAGATTTAGCAGAGGGAGCGAAGCTTGTATCAGGGGCCTTAGGAAGAGACCTAACGGACTCTTTTAATAGATTAATTAGAGGTGTTACAAAAGCAGAACCCGAACTTTTAGATGAATTAGGTATAGTATTAAGACTTGATATTGCTACTCGTAAATACGCAGCAGCACATGGTCTTGTACAGAACGAATTAACTCTTACTCAGAGAATGGCAGCGGTTAATGCTGAAGTCATGGACCAATTAAATACAAAATTTGGAGAGTTTAGAGGAAAGGCAGATGAACTAGCTAATCCTATTACTAGATTACAAACAGCATTTACTGACTTGATGATGGTTATATCTGAGAAGGTAGTACCAGTAATAGAACCTATCGCTAATTTTTTAAGTGAGAACACACAAGCAGCAGCTTTGTTAATGGCAGGTTTTGCAGCAGGTATTCTTAAAAGCGCCTTCCCAGCTTTAAAAGGTTTATCTGCAAGTATGGTAAAATTTGGTGTAGATAGTGGGAAAGCGTCCAAGCAAGCAACGGGGGAATTTAAGAAGGCATCAGCCGCTTATAAAAGGGGGAAAGCTGATTGGAATGCTACAGATGTAGTACACAAGAATAAATTTAAAGCCATCTTAAAGAAAATGGGAATTGATCACAAGGTGTGGCTTAAGAAAAAAGTAATAGATCAAGAGAGATCTATTGCTATGATGCTTGCTAATGAGAAGAAGGCAGGAGCAAAAGTTAAACTTTTAAAAGCGAAAGAATTAGCATATCTTAGAACAGTACACGGTCAAATTGCCGCCTCCCACCAAGCCATGACTGCGAAAATGATTGCAGGAGCTAATGCAGCTTCTTTAGCTTTAAGCGCAGGGATGGTAAAAGCCTCCGCTGTGTCTGGTGCTGCCCTAGGTGCTCTAGGAGCTTTAGCTACTAGATTAGCTCCTACTTTCGCGTTCTTAGGAAGTGCTATGAGTTGGTTATTTGGTATTGCAACATTAGCATTTATTGGTAAAATGATTTGGGATTGGGCTAAAGGAGCGGGAGTATTTGATAGCAAAGCCAATCAATTAGATAAGACGTGGGAAGGTATTTACGCAAAGTTAGAAGAAATAGATAAGTTACAAACTAGTCAAATTAATAATATAGATAACGCACTAGCAGGTACAAATGAGTATAACAAAGCTTTAATAAAACAAGCAAATATTTACAAGAATTTAGCAGATTTAAGTAAATTAGAGGAAGGATTAACTGGCGGAATTGATGGCTCACAGATGGTAGCGTTAACTGACTATTACGCACAATGGCTAGGTGCAGCGATTGCAGATGCTCCTGATACGGCGGTGGCGATAATGGAAAAAATGAGAGTAGGTGCCGGGCAAACGGTGGGCGAAGGTGGAAACTGGCAGGACGCCATGCCATCACACAGGTATAATGAGTACGGTGGAAAGAGTGACAAATCATGGATAAAAGAAGTAGAGCAGGCAGATTTTAGTACTGATAAAGGTCAAAAAACTTTTAGTGATTGGTTAAATAAGATGCTACCTCTGTTAGCAGGCAACGAAACATTATTAAGAAGCCTTGGTATTGAGCTAAATAAGCTTGGGCAGACTGACGCAGTGAAAGCGGGAAGCGCAATACAGCGCTTAGGTTTAGAATTGGAGAGCTTAGGAAATATACAATCTAGATTAACTAGTAAATTTAAACTAACCCCATTACAACAATATCATCAAGCTCTTAAAGGGGTTATAAAAGAATCAGCAGCGGCAGAGGAGCATGACCCTAATTATTCATTAGATGCGACATTGAAAGCAGCGAAGATAGATCCTGCCTCTCTTGGTATTGAAGAGGGAGATGATAATACAGCTGCACTAAAACACGTAAAAAATACTGAACAACTGGTGGCGCTAAGTCAGAAATTAAGTGCTACTTTAAATGTCAGAGTTGCTAGATATAAAAGATTAGCAGCAATATCATCGAAACTGGGAGACACACACGGCAAGCAAGAAGCTAGAAGCTTCGAGATAGCAGCAAAAAAAGTAGAAGCAGAAACACTAACAGCTAAGATATTGGCGGAACAGGTACTATATGAAACACTGAGAAATACAGACCAAGCAGAAAACGCAGCTGCTAAAATATCTGCTGATATGCTAACATTAGAAAATTTAGGCTATCAAATAGAAGCATTGAAAGAAATGGATCAGCTTTGGACAAATATACGAGATAAAGGAATACAAGCATTTGATTCAGCAGGTACAAAAGGACTTAAAGATATAATATTAGGAGAAGAAAAAAGCTTAGGAGATGCAGTATTAAATCTAGGTAAAAGTACTTTAGAAGGAATGGCAACTGCACTATCGGAAAAAATGATGTCTCCTATAACTGGGGCATTTAAGAAAATGCTTGGAGTAGAGGACCCCGAAGTGAAACGAGAAAGAATATTAAAAACTCATGTTAAAGAAATGAGGACAGCCCTAGAAGACCATGTTAAAGCACTCGGGGGAGACAAGAGTATAATCGCCGACGTATTTGACCCAAAAAGTGTAACAAAGACAGAAGAAAAGACAGGTGAAAATGGTGTGGTAGAGACCATAACAACAGAAGGCATTAAAAAAGGATTTGCGACAACAATGGAAGATATAATGGGGGGACTGTTTGGTTCAGGGGGTGGTCTGTCAGATTTCTTCGGTATGTTTAGCGGTATGTTTGGCGGTTTCTTTGGAGCTGCGAATGGTGGCTTAATAAGAAAGTATGGTAGCGGCACAGGTCCTGCAGGTGCTAAAGTAGTTCCCGGCAGAGGTACAGGAGATACCGTCCCAGCATTACTAACCCCAGGAGAGCTTGTCATACCTAGAGGAAAGAGAATTGGCGGTAAATATAATACTACAATTAATGTAAATATGGAAGGTGCTTCAGACGTTACTACAGATGATGAAACAGGAGAGGCTTTAGGTATAGCAATACAATCTGCAGTAACACAGGAAATACAGAATCAACAACTACCTGGCGGACTATTAAGTCCTATCGGAGGATAATATGGCAATAGGATTTACAGACTTAACAAGTACAGTAAGAAGACCCGATAAAGGTATGACTAGGAGTGCCAAGCCCTCTATTCATATAATGAAATTTGGTGATGGGTATGAGCAAAGACTAGCAAATGGACTAAACGCTTTAAAAGAAACTTTTAGTATATCTTTTGCAAATAGAACAAAAGAAGAAATTGATGATATTGTAGCATTTTTTGAAAATAAAGCAGGAGTAACTGCTTTTAGCTATACTATTCCTGATTCAAATAATAGTGGTGAAACTACTATTAAAGTAGTATGTGATACTTGGGCAAAAAGTTACACTTTTGGAGATTATTATTCCGCAACTGCAACTTTTAGAAGAGTTTACGAAGCATGACAATAGATACATTAACACAAGATATTCAGAAGCAACAGCCAGGCTCAGCATTAATACACCTATATGAAATAGACTTGGGTGCTTCTAGTATATACTTTCATACAGGGCTAGAAGTGGATTTAACTACTGTTCAATTTAGAGATAAAATTACCCCTAGTACAGTTCGTACTTATGCGGCACTTCCTATTGAAATGAAAGGCTTTAAAAAAGCAAGCTCAGGAACTCTTGCACGTCCAACTTTAACAATAGCAAACGTACTTACAACATTTGGAGATGCTATAGGCTCTCTTACAAATAATGATCTATTAGGTAATAAAGTTACTCGTAGATC